TTGTCCAGAGTCAGCGGGTTAGTGGTTACCACGTTTCCACGGCTCGAATGAAACAACGTGGTTCCGTCGCCCAAATTGCCGTTGTTCTGTAGCACCGCGTAAACCAAATCTGGACGCAACCGCGCGGCCATTAGACCCATTTGTTGCGGCATCGTTTGGTTTGCCCCAACGGTATCGTCGATAATGTCCATTTCGTCTAACACGAAACGGCCCGTGTAGCGGCTCACGGCGTAGGCTTCGCCGTAATCGGCAAAATCAACGTCTTTAGCCTCGGTTCCACGGGTGTGGCGGCGTAGGCCCTGGGTCGATTCCAAACCAATGGGTTGATTGATTCGGAAATCCGGCCAATCGGCCTCGCCTGTCCAACCAAGGGTCGAATCGGGAAACTCGGCATACCCTTGGATCAATCCAACCGAAACAATGGCGCCAAACACGCGGGGCAAATAGGGCGTCGAAAACGAACGCTGAACCATTTCCTCCACGTCGCCCGAATCGCTTTCGTTGGCTAGCCCTAGGATCCGTTCGCACGTGCGTGCGGCTGAATCGGCTTGAAACCGGCGGCCAATTTCAATGTGTTGTTCGAGTTGGCTGTTTCCATCGCTTCCAATCTCGGAGTTAAACGCGTGCAACCAACCGCACCCGCTGCGCTCGAGAACCACGCGGGCGGCCTCGGTGCCGAAAACGGGGTTTTGGAGATTTACGCCCGCACGCAACAAAACCGCCGCCTGCAAGGACTCAACCGTCGCACCGCGCCGTTGGTGAACCGCTGGGGCTCGGTTCACACCGTCGCCGCTTTGGCTCGTTTGGTGTCCAGCGGATTGGCCGCGTAAACGCTCCAACACCGCCAAACCGAATTGCTCGGGGCTTAGTCCGTCGCTAATCGCACGCGTGACGATTTCGTCCGGTTGGCCTTGGCCTAGCTCGCGAATCCTCGAAACCCGCGCGCGTTCTTCTTGGCGTGCTGCCTCGATTTGGTCGGGCGTTGCATTGGTGCCCGTTCGTGCGTCGGCTCGGCGGTCGGCTTGCTCGAGCGCTTCGCGTCCGTTCGGGCGTTGTTGCCGTGCAACCTGTTGGTTGCCTTCACCGTCGCCTGCGTCGGTGTCGGTGTCTGTGTCGTCCGGCCCTTCGCCATTGGTGGCGATCACCGCACGCATTGCTTGCCGTGCGGCTCGGCGTTCTTTGGTCGGTCGGCTCGATTGATTGCTCGGGCCGTTGCTGCGGGCTGCTTGCCTGCGTGTGGTCTTGGTCATTTTGTCCTCTGTTGAAATAGGCCCACCAGTGCCGGGTATTACCTCGGGCAATTGTTGCCGGTTGTTTTTTGCTGTCCGAATTTGCGAACGTATAACAGCTTTTGGGTCTGCGGGTTGGTCTACCACGCTTGTTTCGTGCGCGTTCCATTTCTGAACAATCCGCATTGGTCGGTCGCCTGCGGTGTATTTGCTTTTCCCGTACCGTGCCGTTTGGCCTGGTTGCAACGTGGTTGTGTCGGCCATTTTGTAGGTTGCACCGATGGAAACCGAATCTAGGTTACCCTCACTAACTCGGGTGTAAATTTCTTCAACGTCTGCGGCACGGCTAAACGTCAACGTCGCGTTAACGTCTTTCTCGGTGATTTCAAAATTGGTGACGCGTCCAATTACGCTGCGGCTCGAATAACTGTAGTGGTCTAACCGTAGCGGCATTTTTGGCGGTTCGATCATGCCTGCGGGCAACAATACCTCGTCGATCCACCCGTATTCGCCGTTTCCTAAATCGTCATAGATTTGCACCGGCGTATCGGTTGCAATTGTTGCCCTAACAGTTCTGGCCGTGTTGTTCAACGATTGCGGCGGGCTCGCGGCTGCGGCCCTTCGATGCGTGGCCCGAGTTGCACCGGTTTTTGCTCGGCGTTTTACTGTTCTAGTCATGGCGTTTAGTCCTCTAGTTCGGTTTGTGTGTCAATTGCCGGTGTGGTTGGGGTCGCGTCAATTGGTTCTGTGATTTGATTTAACGCGGCGATTTGCTCGGGGGTAAATGACGTTGGCAACGCGCCGAACAACACCGGCAAACCAGCGTCGGCTAACGCCTGGTTGTCGCGGCTGCGAATACGCAACGTTTCCTCGGGTCGCCGCCCGTCGGCTGCGATTGCTTCGGATAGTGCCAACGTCCCGTTTTCGAGCTTGATGCGTTCGGCCATTGCATCCTTGAGATTGTCGACTGGCGGGGGCTTGGGCCACGTCCACGCGATTGGCAAAACCAAGTTTGGGAACTCGAACGCTAACCGCTCGAAACGTTGTTGCCTGGGTGTCGGGCCTAGCACGCCGGTGTACTGTGCGATCCGTACCAACCGGCGAACGATTGGAGTTAAAAACCGCCGTTCTAGTTTGGCTTGCACTCGTTCCACCGCTTTGGCGTATCGGCTACCGTCAAAACGCGCGGAACTCATGTTATGGTTGGACGCGTCTTTTCTTAGGATCATCCAAGGCATTTCCAACACGTTGGCAATATCGGTTTGTTTTTCCTTGCGAAACTCGCGGTAGGTCGCTGCGGGTTGGTGTGCTTGGATGCCGCTTGGTTTCCAACCTGGGGCAATGTATTTTTGAACACGCCTTTGGATTTTTTGCGTTGTGCTGGCCGGTTCGGCAAACTCGGCGTCGGGGTGTTCTGTGTAGAAAAACACCGCGTGGTCGGCTGCGGCTCGGGCTGCGTCTTGCACCTGGTCGTCATAGTCGCGCAAATCGGCGGCGGGCTGTAACACGCTCGCGAAACCCGGAAACCCACGGCGCTGCATCGCGAACCGTCGCCGGTAGTAGTGCAAACACACGCTAGCCGGTAGTCGGTCTTTTATCGTAGGGTTTGCCGGGTCAAAAATGCGGTAATGCGTCACCCGTCCGTTGGTGTCGGTTTCCACGCCGCTGTGCACGCTAGGGGCGTGCAATGTTGTGTCTAGGGCCTCGGGGCCTAGGTCGAAAATTTTGTATTCGGAAATACTCGGGCCAATAATTTCTCGGGCGAAAATTTCGCCGTAAATCATCCATTGCGCCACCCACCCGTCTAGCAAATCCACCAAGGCTAGATTGTCTTGATATTCGCACGTTTGGGCCCAATTCGCAAACATCGCCTCGACGGTTTCGTTAAATGCGTTGTTGTCCGTCAAAACTTGCAACGCTGGCCCGCGTGCGCTAACTACGTTGGTTTGCTGCGTTTCAATCGCGGCATCCAAAACCGCGTTGTTAATCGATTCGTGGCGAACGCGGCGGTGCAACTCCACCAAATCGGTTCGCAAATCCTGCAATGGATCATCGCTAGCGTTATTCCAATGGGCCCAGTTTAACCGGTCGGTCTGTGCGGCTTCCCAATGGCGATTGGTTCGGCGATCCGGTGCGGCTGCGATCACTTCCCACACGCCCCACGGTTGTTGGTCGGCCATGCTATCCCCTGCGGTACTCGATTGGTTGATTGGATCCACCGGCCCAACGCTTGGCGTTGCACGCCTTTATCACTTCCTTCAATGCCATGGTCGCCCCAACTCGGTCAAATCGGATTTGGTCGCCACCGTCGAATTGCGTGTCGGGCGTGGTCGCGATAATTAGCAACGCGGAATTGGCCAACGTCGCGGCGGTTTTGTAGTTCCCCGCCTCAAACGCCGCAATTGCTGCATCGGTTTTCGTTTGTAGGTCTGCTAGTGTCGCCATGATTTCCCGAGTTTAGGCACGCTAACGGCGTTGTCCTAGCTGTTTTGGAAATTGCGACAAAACCGAGTCAATGCCGCTATTCTGGCGCAATTCTGGCGCAATGTAGTGGGCGATCCTGTGAAGGATCGTCCACTTGCGTTTGTCTTTTGGTAAGTCGACTATGTGTCCATACTCGCACCGATTACGATCAGCAGAAACGCAAAAAACAACAAAGCGCAGGCCATTATTTATCCTTTAACCTCAGGCAAATCCTTGTATTCCCAATCCCGGCACAAATCGAACGGCCCGGTTTGCACCCTGCGTTGTGGCAACACAACGTTTGGATTTTGGGCCCAGCACTCGCGGCGCATTGGGTTGAACGCGTCCTGTGGCTTGTTTGGTTCCATGTGTTCCAATTTGTCTGCGTCAATCCAATACTTGCACGTCGAACACCGCCCGAGTATCAATAAATGGGCCGGTATCCTGGGTTTTGGTTTTCGGTCGCTTGGCAATCCGTGAACGGTTCGTTTAGGTGCTCTCTTAGCCATATTCGTTCTCTCGATTTTTCCACCACTCTAAAAACTAAAAACTGCCCGGTTTGCATCATTACCACGTTTTGCCCGTATTCCCTAGTTAATGCTTTTGTTATCCAGACTTTTACGTTCGTCCAATTGCCAGCAGACGCAACCAAAATCGGCAGTTGTTCGCATGGACTTCTTTCCAGAAAAATCTACCTTGCGCACCTTATTGTCACGCAAGCCTGTATGCCACACACAGACTGCTCTACCGTCGATCGTGCCCAGCACATCTGTCCACCAGTGGCATGTGTCACACCGCTGGATAACAACGGATTGCACCGACGCCTCATTTGTCTCGCTCATTCTCGTTACCTCTTTCCTTTCGGCTCGGTGAATCCGAGCGTTATTACACCAAGCGAACTAACCGGCACCGGCAACGCTATTTTTAGCAACTCTCGAAACGGTTCGGTCTCTAGTTCTTTCATTTAAAACAACTCCAACTGGCGGCCATGTTCGGCCAAATGTTTTGCGGTTTGTGTGATTTTCGTTTTGGCGATTTCCATGTATTCGCGTTCGCGTTCGATCCCAACAAACCTAAAACCCTCGATCAACGCGGCCCGGCCTGTTGTTCCCGATCCCATGAACGGATCCAACACAACGCCCTCGGGTTGCGTTACCAAACGGCACAACCAACGCATTAACGCCACGGGTTTAACCGTCGGGTGTGGATTTTCGCACCCTTGATTGCGTTCCAATTGACTTGGTTTTGCAGTATAGAAAAACCGTGCCGCGTCACGTAAACCTCGCGTTACCTCGGGTGTGCCATCGTGGCAAACATTCGACGGCCAACCGCCGTTTGTTACCTTGCACGCTTCCACGTTTAACGCTCCTGTTCCGTGTTCTAACACGTTGTTGGCAACCGTACCGGCAAACGGTTTGCGGGCCATTGTGATAGGTTCGCACGCTGGTTTTATCGCTGTGTGCCAACCGGCCCATTTTTCCGCATCTGTTGTTTTTGGCTTGGTAATGGGTATCGTTTTCTGGCTAGTTTTTTGTTTTCTTTGTGCCGAAATTGCAACGGGCCGGTCGGTTTTTAAATCGTGGGCTCTTAGCGTACCAACGATTTCCCGAGAGGCTAAGTTTTTCGATTCCACGCTGCGTTGCTCGGCTGCGGCCTGTACCCATTGCGGAACGTCGGCGAACAAATGGCGGCATTTTTCTAAATGTTCTATGGTCATAATCGCCGGTTGGCTTCTTGCGCTAACGTAGTGGCCACCCATGGCCGTTCCCGTTGCGTCGTCAATTTGTTTAGCGGTTACGCCCTGCGAACGAACCCACGCGGTAAACTCCAAACGCCGTTGGTGCTGGGCCTCGGTCGCGTCCAACCCGTCGATTGCCTTTGATACGTCCAACGCTTTCGGGTAACCCGAACCATAACACCAAAAAATCAAATCACGTATTTCGAACCCTGCGTCCTCGATTGCCACGGCCATTCGGTGTTGGGTTCGTGTTCCTGCAAACGCTAACAAATACCCACCCGGTTTCAAAACGCGGAAACACTCGGCCCAAACTTCCACACCTGGCACCGCGTTATCCCATGTTTTCCCCATGAATTGCAAACCGTATGGGGGATCCGTGACCACCGCTTCCACGCTTGCCGTTTCTAACTGCTTTAATTGCTCGGCGCAATCTCCTAGGAACAATTGGTAGCGTTTGACTTTATCCACGTTCCACCTTACACGCCAAACACTCTGCGGTCACAATCTTTCGGCGGCACCTTGCGCACCGGCCTGGTTGTTTTTTCGCTGCGATGCCGTTTTCGTTTTCCTGTCGGTACTTGATACGGCACCGGTAAACGGTTGCTAGGCAAACGTCGTAGGTAAATGCCAACTTATTGGCGGGCATGGTCGATCTACCGATTATCTCTGCGGTGGTTTTATCCAACCGCTTTAGCCCTGGTTTCAATCGTTTCGTTGGTGTTCGTTTCATCGTCTTGAAAACCTGGCCGCATCGCGGCGAACGTTTGCGTTCGATTTCTTCCAATCTGGTTTCTGTGGCCCAGTTGGGCCGTCGGGGTCATGCCCCAACGTAAAATGGTGCACACGGCATAACGTGATTAGGTTCGATTTCTCCAACTCCAACTCGGGGTGTATCCAAAACGGTTTTACGTGGTGCACGTTCAACGTGGCCGTAGTTCCACACGCGGCACACGCTGGAAATTCGGCTACGAACTCGGCTCGGATCCTTGGCCAATCGCTCGAGCGCGAACCCAACCCGCTGTCGTCGTCAACCTGTTCGGCCTGTTGGTCGGGCGGCTCGGGTGGTATTCGGTTTGATTCGTATTGCCAAATCAGTAAACAACACGCCAAACCAAACAAAAACGCGCCTAGTAGGTCAGTAAACCGCGTGGTTTTAAACATCCTTGTTTGCGATCCTATCAACAGTTGAAACCATAGAAACGGCGAATGCCACCGCTGAGACTCCAACGGCTAAACCAACTGAAAACCCAATGTAGAACCACCAACCGTTTATAATCCAACCCATTTTTAACCCCCCATACACAAATAAATAATTAACCCTGCGACGGTCAACGCACCATAAACCAACTTAGCGGTGTGAATCGTTTCCTCGCTAAAAACGGTCAACACTACGTCAACCCACCAAACACCCTGCAAACCTAGAATCCACAACGTTGCTACCACAAATCCCAACCAAAACATTTCCATAGCTTGCCCCTTTAGTGCGCTAGCAACCCACCCGGTTTTCTTGGCGATCCAACGCGGCGTTTGCCAATGCGTCGGCGTGCGTGTCGGTGATTGTTTCTCC